AAGCCATAGTGCATTTTCCTATTGACAAGGTTTAGGGGTTTGTGTATAATCAGTATTGAAAGACGAAAGGTATATCTAATGTATTGTATTAGAAGATTTTGGTATTTGATATAGTTCTTCTAACAATTCATCTTGAATACGTAATAATGATGATTCTAATTTGTCATTAGAAAGTTTAATTTCATATAACATTTGTTGTTTACTTTGAATTGTCATTTGAATAGAATAAAGATAATACCTTTTGATTTCATCCATTACATTACTTGATGTAATAATATGTGATTTCAAAAATTCAAAATATTCTTGATCTCCATAAGGTACATATGGAACTAATGTAACTCTTCCTTTACCATCATCAGAAAAATATTCTTCAATCATTAATGGTTCTGATAAAAAAATCACATATTCATTTTCATCAATGACTTTTGCAATAAGTTCATCACCAGTTGAAAGTTTAAAGTGTCTTATAATTTCTTCTGTCATTTTATCTCCACATTATGAATTTTGTAAGGAAAGTTTTCTTGTTGATAAATTTTTAATCGTTCTAGAAAATGAATAATAGTATAGTTCTTTTTCTTTTTCCATGATAAGTTATCAGCTATATCAAACAGTATTGCATCTGTTTTTGTTTCACTTTTTCTTAATACTCGTCCAATAGATTGTAATGTTCGAATTCTTGATTTAGATGGAGAAGCAAAAATAATATTCTTGAGATTCTTTATATTTATACCTGTTGAGAATGCACCTACAGAGGCAACAATGATTGCATTGTTATCAGATTCTACTTGATTTCTTACTTCATTACGTTCTGAACCATCAATACCACCATGAATGTAATATACAGGTCTATCTAAATCTTTTAATGAATCAAATAATACTTTTCCATGTTTTTCTACAAATTGGAAGAGTAATAATGTATTCCCTTCTAATGATTGACTCAACTTGATAATAAAATCATTACGTTTTTGATGTGTAACAATATAATCTAATTCATTCTGATAATCAAAATCCTTTATAAGTTTTTTTATTTCATCTGAATATTGTAAAACAATACATTTGATTTTAAAATCAGCAAGAAACTTGTTCTCAATCAATTCTGATGTAGTAATAACTTTTTTCAGTTTACCGAATAATCCTGTTAGAACCATTGCAGATGTTTGGGAACCATCTAATGTACCTGTAAACCCAAATCTATACTTACATTTAGATAGATTAGTCATAATTTTAGTAATTGAATTAGATTTAGCTAAATGGGCTTCATCTACTATTACTACTTCAAATTGGTCAAAAAAGGTTCTTGGCATTCTAAAAATTGATTGCCATGTAGTTATATTAATATCTTTATCTGATTCTTTATCCTTACCTGAGTATATTTTATGTATTTCTTCAGTAAAACCATACGATTCAAAATCATCAGACATTTGATGTACTAATGAAGTAGTTGGTACAATGATTAATGTTTTTAGATTATAATATCTAGTAAGTAAATAAATTATAAGTGATTTGCCTGAACCTGTTGGTGAAAGAATTAGTTTTCTATTACTTTGAACTGATGAAATAAATGCATCAACTTGATAGTCTCTAGGTGACAGTGGTAAATTTAATGTTTTGATGAATTGATTTGCTTCTTCTAATGAATATTGTTCATCATTAAAAGATTCAGGATATTCTATTTGATATCCTCTTTTATTAGCAAATTCTAGAATATTATGAAACAAACCTTTATATATTAGATTTGTTCTTGTATCATATAATTTAATAAATCCGTCCCAATTACCCCGTTTAAATGCTGGCATAAACTTGTAACCAGGAACTCTAAATTTAAAAAACTCAGACATTTCCATTTCAATACCTGAGTCTGATGATGTAACATGTATGTGAGCATGATTATAATCATTGATATAAATTTTATCCACCAGCCATAAACCTTCTATCTTCTATCATATTCTTAATAATAAAATTTCTAGTATTTATAGAATCGATGATAGATTTAAGAAATGTGACTTTTTCTTCTTGAATACCAATTTTCAATTCTTGTTGAAGTATCAAATCATCACCATCTAAGTAAGTATGAATTTCATTTTTAAGTATTTTACCCTGAGCAGGTAATTTCCATCCATCATTAAACTTATCTTCAGTTGGATTGATGAGAAATTCATGTTTTTCTAATTTGAGTTTTTTGTATTCATTTCTATATTTCAGTAGAATCATTTTTTCTCTGATATAGATTTGATAATATTTTGCATGTAATTGTGGTATTTTTGAAGCTTCTCTTGATAAATCTATATCAGTAATGATAGAATCTTCAGACCACAATGATTCAATTTCTTCTATTTTCACAAGATTCTCCTATGGCAAATATTATTTATTATATACCAAAAGAAAATAGTTGTCAAGAATTATTTTTATGATGCATCAAGTGGTTGATTAGGTCCTGCAGGTGCATTCATTGATTTGATATAATAACTAGTATATCTAAAAGTTGCAGCTGCTTCAAGAAAATCTACATCTGGTTGTGTTGTATCAAAAATAAGTGATGATATAGATACAGGAAATGCATCTCTAAAAGTAATTTCATATGATGGATTTCTTGCACTAGTGAAGATTACTAATGATAAATCAGAAACTAAACCTGTACCATCTGTGATTGCTGATGTTGCAAGACTTTGGTATTGGTCAAATTTATCTGGAAATCCCATAGATTTGATCCAATTATAGATTTCTAGGTAACTTTTTAAATCTTCATCTACCTTGTAATTAATCATTAAATCATCAAAGTATAGATGATCTCCACCTTGTGGAATTTTTACAAATGGGTTTGGTTGGTCCCAATTTTGTAATGAAATGCCTGGTAAGTTAACATTTTGGACAAAGAAATTAACAGAGGGTGCTTTTTTAATCTGAAACTTAAAATTAAGTGGATTCAGAAAATTCATATTATCAGGTGTTTCAGTTCTAGCATCTGTCATTTCTCTAGTCCTTTAGATATCTTATTCGTGCAAACTTAACATTTGATATTGCTTCATCTAATGTAATATTAAACCATTCACCTTTAGAACGTTTATGAGATAAGTTTTTGTGTATTTGAGTCTCAATAAACTTCAATTGTTCTTCTGGTATTGGCTCTTCATGATGAACAAATAATTTAAATGGATTCCCTGTTTGTATAGATTTAATTCTTCTATTTATATCTTTTGTGATACCTATCTTATAGGGACCATTTTCAGGACCTATGACATATATGCAACTCATTTATTTGTAATGAAATAATGTTCATCATTAATATATGCTCCAGTGACTTTATTTGTTGGTGCATATGAAGTATAACCCAAATCATTAAAAAATGACCACAATTTTTCACAATCTACAGTTTGATGAACTTCTAAAACCATTTCAATTTTATTATTTTTCAATGTTTCAATACCATGATTAAAGATAAAATTTTCAGCTCCTTCAATATCACATTTAATAAAATCAATTTTTTTATCTTTGCAGAAAGTATCTAACATAACAGAATCCACTTCAACATAATTTTCTCTATTATGTCCCCAACGTTTCACATCTGCTACTGCATTAGAAATTGAATGACCACCAGGATTACCACAAGTATATAAATGCAATTTACCATCAACAATACCAACTGCTTTATTGACAAATTCTACATTTTTATCAGTAACTTTTTCTTGAATAATCCTAAAATTATCAGGATGTGGTTCAAATGCATATACTTTTTTAAATTTTTGAGCAAGTAAACTGGTGTACATACCATGATTTGCACCAATATCTAAAGCAATGCCATCTGATACAGGTAGTGATTCAATTTTATTTCTAACAAAACCTTCATTCATTTTATATCTCCATTTAAAAAAAGGAGACCGAAGTCTCCTATAGTTTATTCCCGTGTTTATATTTATTATTATTGGGAATATTTTAGAAGAGGGACCGAAGTCCCTCTAATACGCAATACCTAAATCTATTTATACAAACCTATTTTTCTTTTTTTTGGCTTGCCAAGTTGAGCATCACGAGCTTTACGTTTAGATTCTTCTGTTCTTGGTGGTCTCTTTTTTGCACCTTCAGATAATCGTTTACGTTGATTTGCTGCCCATATTGGATCTGACCATAACTCTTTCAATCTTGATGACGATTGTTTTGCCTGTTCTTGTGGAGACATAGTTTTTGGTTTTGATTTTGCAACAGATCTAGTTCCGTTCTTTCGACCTTCTTCCCAGTGTTTCCTAAGAGATTCAGAAGTCTTACGTTTTGCTTCTTCAGTTCTTTTTTTTCCAAGTTTTTTCTGACGTTGAACTTCTTTCATTTCAGGTGTTCTAACTTTTCCAGAATTAGACTTAGAAATTTTAGCTTTAGTTTCTTCTGAGCAAGGTCCTGTAGATACACCAGTTTTTGCTTTGGAAATCTTTTCACCGATTGTTAATCTGGTATCAGTGTCAGACCACCAATGATTTTGAGTTCCGAGATTTATATTATAATAACGAACATTTTTACGTTCTTCGAGAGTAGTATTTTTAGACGTGGTTTTTTCTGGATCAATCATACTTAACCAACGTTCTTCGGCAAGTAACAAATCTTTTCTGTTAGTGTATATTCTTTCGATGATACGTCTTTTGAAGTCTTTTTGTCTTCTATTATATGCCTGACGCATTAGTCTCGACGAACAAATATATCCATCATTTTCAGTTCCCCAATGTGAACCAATATAATATCTTTTATGTTTGGCATCATACCAAATATAAACAAATCCATATTTTTCTTCATAAATAGTCATAGCTGAATCTCTCCTCTGTTAGATTTAGAAGGACTGGGTGTTGCTGCACCGCGAGTCCTATTTCTATTTATAAAAAAAGGGAGGCCGAAGCCTCCCTAAGTTCTTGTTTTTTATTATTATTGTTATCACAAATGTGATACCTCACATGAGGTTGGTCACGAGAACTCTACGATAATAAACATTAGAATCTTTAGTTAGTGCACCTGCACCTGCATTTGCACCTTCTGCGAATGGGTTAGCAACAACACCATAACGTGTTTTGAAGCCAATCTTTGGATGGAACTGATCCTGATCCACTGCACGAACCATCTGGAGTGGAACATATGGACAATAGAACAGACCAGCATCGAATGGGCCTGAACCTTTGTAACCAACAACCATATAGTTTTCACCTGTTGCATATGGGTCAATGTAAACTCTCATACGACCATTGAGAACACCAGCGAAGGTGTTACCTGTATCATCAACATTGAGTTGGTTTGCATTGAGTGCAGGAGCATAATCGAGAATACCAGCCATCTGAAGAGCAGAAGCCACATCAGAAGAACAGATAAGAACATTACCTTTCCCTCTACGTGTATCTTTTGCAATTTTATTGGATTCTCTTTCAACCTGGAACATTAGACCTTTGAACTTCTCAACAGACCAACGACCATTTGAGTCGGTGTCTAGATCGAAGATACCAGAAGTAGTTGTACCAGTTGTAGCACCTTGTGATGCAGTTACGTAGATTGTACGAACAATTTCACGGTTAATTTCAGCAAGGATTTCAGAAGAAAGAATATTTGCTAGTTCAGTTTCAGCATCTAGACCATGAACTGCTTTTAGGTCTTGTGCTAGTTCCATGGTGTATTCTGCTTTGAGTGCACGTGACTTAGCAGTAACGGCAACTTTTTCAATTGAGAAAGCCATTTCAGGGAATGCAACTGTTGAGTTACCGAGTTGTTCAGCAACTGTAGTTGTCATACCATCAGCGAAGTTATATAGACCTGATTCGGCTAGGTTTGAAGTTTGAGTTGTGTTACCTGGAGTAGAACCAACATGCTTATCACCGAGTGTATTTGCATCACCAGCAACAGTAGCGAATGCAGTATTAACTTCATTATAGAAGGTTTCGGTATGTGTCTGGTTAGCATAACGTGCTCTCATTGCGAAAATGAGACCTGTTGGACCAGTCATTGGCTGAACACCGCAGATATCATATGCAATTAGGTTTGGCATTGCACGACGTACTAGAGAAATAAGTACTGGGTCAAAGATATCAACTGAACCATCACCAGCAGTTGAAGAAGAAGCTGCCATTGCGTTGACAGGTGTTTCAACAAGGAATTGGTTTGAGTAAGCTGCATTTTCACGAAGAGCTGTTTCAGTATTTTCGAGAATTGCTGCAGTTACGTTACGCTTATGAAGGTCTTTAATTGGTGAAAGATCTTCATGTTCTAGAATTGGTTTCCACTTTTCTACAAGATTTTCTGTTAACATTTCTTAAGTTCTCCCTAATGTTTTTTGGGTTATTATTATTTATCTTTTTGTAGTTTTTGAGATTGCTTTAGCATAATTAGCGATATGTGGAGTTGAGAAGGATGGTTTTTCTGCTTCTTCTTCAATTTCCACTTCTTCATAGAGTGTTGATGGTTGGGCTTGAATACCGAAATAATTTTCTTTAATGATTTCAAGTTTACGACGATATGTTTCATCATCCATATCGGAATCAACACTTTCAGCTAATGTGCGAAACTTATCAACCTGAGTAAGTGCAAGACCTTCAGAAACTTCATCGAAAATATCTTCTTTAGTTTGATCTTGAAGCATTTCAACCAATTCAATGTTAGCATTCACTTGCTCATTTAATTCATTTTCTAGTTCTTCAACTTTCTCCGCAAGTGCTGAAACAACATCAGTTTGTTCTTCAGGGAACTGTACATAGTGTTGTTCAAATAGGTTGCGAAGACCATAAATGAAGCTTTCACTGAATTCATTTTTTAGAGAAGATTCAATGGCGACTTCATTTTCTTTTGCCCATTCTTCAGCTACATAAGATACATAATCATCTAGCTGTTCAGTGAGCTGTTCTGTAAGTTCTTCATACTGTTCTTCTAACTTCAGTTCAAACTGTTCTTCAAGTTCTACAAGATGTTGATTAACTCTTGCATGTACAGCAGCTTCGAATAATGTTGCTGCCTTTTCTTGAAATGCTTCTGATAATTCTTCAGAACCAAAAAGTTCTGAGACATCTTCTTTTACTGCTTGATTGAAAGGTAACATAGCTGCTTTTGCATCACCTTTCATTGCTACTGATGCACGATTATTATCTGCTGCATCATCGGGAATATTTTCTGCTTCTTTACCGATTAGGTCTAGAGCTTGAGTTAGAAAATGTGAAAGATCTTGTTGATTCATTCCAGCCATTGCATTGACCATTGTAGACATCATTGCAGTCTTAGATGAATCAGCTGCATAGGATGGTTTGGTATCAAGAGTTTCTGCTGCTGCAGTTTCTTCTTTCATTTCCTCTTTGTCGTCATCAACTTTCATGACGTCTTTTGGATCTAATTTTACCATTTTGCCTTCCTGTGTTTTTACTACACATTTTCCTGATTTATTATC